TGTGAGTTTCGATGTCTTCACGCATAGACTTCTTGGCTTTGACATTTGCCGACAACTTGCTTGACGAATCAGAAGCATCGGTTGCAACAGGCTCGGGAACAACAGCACCCTTACCAGTTCCATCCTTGTAGAGGCCAGCCAACTTACCTTTTCCTGCACCTCTCTTAGATGCATTAACGGCAGTTTCTTCGGCTGCTAATTCTTCTTCCTCTTCTTCTTCACCATCTTCGTGCATGGTTTCTTTCTTTGTTGGAGGAACAGGCTTCTTTCCAACCTTTGTTAGATTGGCTTTCTGCGATGTTTTTGAATCGTTTTCTTCGATGGTCGATTCCTCTTCGAATAATTCATCGATGATTTCTTCAATATCTTCATTAGCGTCGGACATGTCTTGTCTCCTTCGTAATACTTATTTAGTAAGGGTTAAAGTTTCGTTATAAATTTCTTGAATGCTTGCATGCATGCTTCCTCTAATTTTCTGGAAGATGCTCTGCTGATCTCACGGCGAATCTGATCAATTTCTCTTTCTTTTAGTATCCCATTCTCATAAATCCATTCTTTACCTTCCATAACTCCACGAACAAATGCTTCGGGAGCAGAAGGATCTGCAACAATGTCGGCTGCTGTTGAAAGACGGAAATCATCTTTGACCACATTTATTCCATTCTTTTCTTCAATTGAACCAACGCCACGGCTTGAAACGCCGAGTTTGGCCCCCTCATCGATTAGATTTTTTACAATCTTTCCATAAGGGGTGTCCATAATCTTGGCTTTACCGTAAAAGTTTTTACCGTCAGCGTGAAGTTCGGTTATCATATGGGAAACTCGCTCAAGATTAATGGTCGGACCCTCTGGGTGACCAAGTTCACCGAACGCTCTTTTTTGATTAACGAACTCTTTGATGTAGTCATTCACCTTAGACTTTAACATCTCAAAGGGATACTTCCTCTTATTTCGATTAGTGATATCTCCCTGAAGGAAAGTTCCCTCAATCGTGTACTTTTTGTCTCCATTTGCGGATGCTTCGCAAATGATCTCAATGCCTTCGTTTACTTCTGTGATTAGTTTCATGTGATTTCCTTATAGTCCGAGGTAGCCAGGAGGTGTTACTGATCCTGATGCATGAACAAATTCCAGTAAAACAGTTCCACTTAATGTGCCTGTTGGAGTTATATTCAAAATTCCTGTCGGTGCAGTTGCGTTATTCTTTAAAGTGGTTCTTTCTAGATTCATTTCACCGTTTGTTCCATATAGTCTCATGGCAGTAGCACCGGGCGCACCAGCCCATGTGAGATTCAATCCGCCTGTACTTAGTGTCCATGTGATTCTCGACAATGCTGCTGTGTTGTTTGTAATTCCTGCAACAAATCTTTCGCCGGTAATACCCCCAATACCATCAAATGCCGAACCCGTAACGCCAAGTTCGTACATAGCAGTTTCTGATGAGAAATCTACTTTGGTCACATACCTCTTTTGCGTCTTGACTAAATCTTGTTTAACTATTGCCATTGGTTATTCCTGTTCTTTGAGAACAAATTGCATGGTCCTATTGAATGAATCTTGACTTTCCACTGCAAGACTAAGAAGAATGTTTCCCGCATCTCCGTCAACGATTCCGTCATGAAAAGAGATGAATTTCTCTGCACAGATTGGATTTACTGAAACGATAGATTTATCTAATAAAACTAGATCCACATTGTTTTTAGTCTCGACAGACTCAACTATTGCATTGACGAATTTTTTCATAGCAGATTCCATCTTTACATCTGCTTTCAAATCTAAGACCATTTGTTTTACGAAATCGTGTGCCTTCTTATCTTTGGTAGTGATAGTTGCAGAAGATCCATCGATTTTTATCGATGCGTCTAAACCAACAATACCAAAGTTCTTTTGGAATTCTTTGGCTGTTTTTGGACCTTTAAATTTTACCTTAAGAGTAGGCATTATCCCTTCCAATTCAATTTAACATAGTTGAAGAACTTCTTCTTCTCACCATCATCCATATCAGCAGGAGACTTTTTACCAAACTTCTTAAGTGCTTTCTCAAAGAAAGCACGATATGCTTTCTGCTTGGATGAGAGTTCTTCTTCATTAACTTCAAACTTACCATTGCTATTCATTCCAATTGCATCCACCATCTGTCCTCTGGTCAACTTCTTATCGTCTTTGATTGGTTCAGATTGAACAGATTCCTTCTTTGCTCCCATGATGGTTTTCTTCTTCTCTTCACGCAACTTTCGATACATCTCAACCATCTTCATTGCGTTTGCAACTATGTTCTCATTTTTCGTAGTCATGGATCTTTTGCGCTCCTCACGCAGTCTTCTATTGTGTTCAAGACGAGAGACAGTATCTCTATACATTTTTGTTCTGCCGTCAATTTTCTCTTGATTGATGTTTTTTTCGTCATTCATGGGTAATTCTCTTATTTCTTTGATTTTTTAGATTTTGGTGGATCACCATCGATGGTTTTAGAAGATGTGCTCGATTTGCTAACTGAAGTTTGGACTTCTGGAGGAGGTTCTGCAAATCCTGCCCTCTTATCTGCTTCAACTTTCTTTGTCATGTTTATCGCAAGAACATCATCATTCTTCGCATCTTTCATCAACTGATCGATGTATTCTTTAGTTGCCTTCGTAGCACTTTTAGGACCAGGAAAAAACTCCCATCTTCTATCGTTAATATAAATGCGAACAGGTTTACCGAATCCCGTCCCGACTTGTTTGATAATAACTCTCTGTCCCCTGTAAGTATATGAACTTAGATAGAACTCTTTTTCAAAGTTTGGATCTAATGTTACATCGTCTTTGTTTTGTCCTGCCGTAGTTGGAATCAACTTGATTTTTTTAGGCGGGATGGGTTTGGTTGGCTTCGGTGAACCTGTGCCCATTGTGTCCATATCATTTGTGGGTGTTGTTGCTACAGGTGCAGACGGCGACATCGGAACTTCACTCACGGTACTCGGTTGATCTGTGATATTTGAGGACAAAAACTTCTTTAGTTCCTCAATTTTGAAGTAAACCTTAGATTCTAACTCTTTCTGAATCATGCTGCGAAATTTCCCCACCTCTTTTTTCATAAGAGTTTCGATTACCGAATTGAGAATGTCTTCCGTCTGTTCGTCCATATTTTCCCTTTACGCAAGACCGAACTGTGATGTATCGGGTTCGATCTTGCCTGCGTTGCGTTCCTTTTCGATTTGCCGATCCATATCCCGAATATCTGCTTCTGATTGAGTCAGAACATTTTTCCGCACCCATTCATGAGAATAGTACTTACCTATGTATGGTTTAATATTTCCTAATTCATCTATTTGATTCTTACGAACCTCACTATTCTTTAATTCAGTAAATAGATTATCTTTAACAAAATCAAAATATACAGATTCTCGCATGTCAGGCCAATCATCTTGAGTGATAATATTCTTAAGAACGAGTTGTTTCTTAAGTAAATCGAAAAACAACTCGCTGAATCTAGTTCGAAGTCTATGAATGAATTTGGTGAATCGAACTTCATCACGGGTAATTTCTGTGGTTCGTCCAAGCATAAATTGTTTATCTTGCTCCAATCTGCTTACTGGAACTGACAAAGCACGATAAAGTTTCTTTTGGAAATACACCACATCTGTCAATTCACCAAGGTTTGCTCCTCCTTGTAAGGTGGTGATTTCAGTACCCTTGCTACCTTCACGACGGGGCAACCAATAATCCTCAAGCATGCTCATAAACTTACGATCATCACGAACTTCACCACTATTCGCATCATAAACCAAACGGTTACGATACTGATTCATCAGTCCTTTTACATATGCTTCGGCTTTAGTTTTCGGAAGATTACCAACATCGATGTAGAAAATTCTTCTTTCAGGAGCACGGCTGATTCGATAAATTACAACAGCGTCCTCAAGCATTCTCAATTGATTGAGTGGCTTAATTGCTTTATGAAGAAATCCGACTATTCTTTTGTAACGGGAATCCATCAATCCCGATGAGCAGAATGCGATAGCATCGTCACTGATCTTAGTTCCACTTACATTTCCACCTTGGCGAGGGTTGTCTTTATTGTAAATGTAAAAGTCATGGTATCCGGCAATGACTTTTGTTCCATCCTTCAAGGTTTCCTTTTTGAATTCACGAATCTTCGTGATATTCATAGGATCAACATAACGGCACTCTAAAATTCCTTTTTGCGGATTTTCTTCATCTACGATGATGTGAAAATAGATTCTACTATCTACATACCATCTTCGAAAAATATCTGCACCTTTTGTTTCAAACTGCAAAACTCTAAGAATATTACGAAACTCATCGTGTATCTTTTCTTTGATACTGTCCGGTTGTTTCAATCGATCCAAAATAATCTTTACAGGACTTTTCTTTTCACCAAGAACAATCGCTTCATTGACGATATCATCAACTGCAATTTCTGTAATTGGATCCATAGCCATTTCACGGTACTTCATGACTAACTCAAAGTCATTTCTTACTGTACCATCAAGATCAACATACTGACCGTAAAACCCACCGGCTTCTACAGGAATAGCACCATCGTCCGAAGTTGGTACTACGAACGATTTTAGTGCTTTGAAATTTTCTTTCTGCTTCTTGGACCGCTCTAATTTAAAACCAAATAGTTCTGCCATAATAATTACCTCTCCTTTAAAATCTGAGGCGGTATCCGAGATATATCTCTATCAAGTAGTGATGTTGGCGATCTCATAATACTGATATGACATCGTTACTTGGAACGATGATGGTTCAGTTGTAGGTGCCATATCAAGTTGAATTTCACCGATTGTGGAAGGCCAGCATCCAACAAATTTATATGTTGTAATTATAGTTCCCTCACGGGTAAGTGGAGAGACATACCAATCTGTCATGACACCATTCATGGCGTTAGGACCGATATTTGTCTTGTATGTATTAATTGAATTTAACCACTGTTCGAACGCTTTTCTTAGTGTGTAAGCACCATCATTATAAACCGTAAGATTCCATTCATTGAAAGTTCTATCGGCAGGATACTTATATTGACGGCCCATATAATTTGCTAGTCCAATATTTTGCACTGCCTGTGGGATAGATGCCGCTTTTGCAAGATATGAAACCTGATTATTCGAACTTCCTGCACCAATCGCCGCTGAAACATTATTAATTGCACCGGCTACTGCCTGACCAAAAAATGCGCCAGCAGCCCCTGCTGCAAAATTCACAGCACCAAGACCTGCGTTAGGGAAATTTCCCTGAACAAGAAAAAGATTGTTACGGGCAATACCGTTTACCAAATTTGCTCTAAATGCGTCAATACTGAATTGTGACATTTTCGTTTGCTCCTTGATTATTTATCTTACGCCCCGACCTCGCTGAACGAAATGCCTGTTCTTGTGGCGATAAAATTCAGTTGAATGAAATTGATGCTACGAGCAGGCTTAATGTAAATGTCAGCAACAAATCTATTACTGTCAATGACTTCGGGTGTGTTGTTCTTTTCATCACAGACCACTTTGAAATCGATGACACCCCGACGAGACTGAACATCCCGCAGGAAAGGTTCAACTAGTGAACGAAACTGTGCCCGGGTGAAAGAATCATTGAATTCAAACAGACTGTACTTCGATGCAGTTGCGATAGCCTTCTCAAGAACGATGAACAAACGACGGACATTGATTCTATCGAATGCAGAAGGTTTAGCCTGAGCAGTCTTATCGCCGTACAGAACTGTTCCTTCACCAGGAAAGGTGACTACTGGATTGATGTTATTCTTGTACAACTCATCACGGAATGTTTGTGTTGGGTTGAACGACAACTTTACAACTCCCTTAATGCCGCCACGGTTGAATCCGGCAGGACTATACCACGGATCCGTGTTTGTGTCGGAACGAGCGCAAAGTCCTGCAATATCGCCACACAAAGGAACAAAACGATACTTATCGTTGTAAATATCATACATGTACTTATATCCGCTATCGATGAAGACATACGAAGAAGAGCCGATAT